AAAGCCTTTTTAACGCCGTCTGTTTATCTCCTTGATAAGGTAAGGTTTGACCGTCCACGCTTATAGTTTGGTTCCCTAAATTTGCCGCAAATAAAACGGGGTGATTTTGGATGCGGTCCTGCGAGCTTATACCGAACTCTGTTTCCAGCGATATACCGCCTACTTGTTTCCAGTTAAATTTAAATCCGCCCAAATTTAATACCATGTCGCTACCTTTGCTCTCTTATTTCGGTGTTGGCGCTGTTAAATTCATCTCTTTTAAGTGCCTCTTTGACGCCTCTTGTTATTTGAGCCTTGAAATTTTCTAAATCGAATTTGCCGCTTTCCCCAAATAGCCTAAAATCCCCCGTGAAGGTAACGTTAATAGCCCCCGGGGCGCCGCCTACTTTTTCTTTGTATCCGGGCAATGCCCCAAGAATGCCGCCGACTCCGCTCGGTTTTTTGGCATCAATGCTTGGCGTCGCTTCGTTCGCCTTTAAAATTTGGTTTATGGAAGCGTTTGGGTTTTTGTCTTGGAGCGTATCCAAGCTAAACTGCGGCAAGCCTGTATACGCAGGCAACTTGACGTCTTTTATCGGGTCTTTTGCCTTAGCGATCTTGACTTCCTGCGGTGCGTCATCGTTGAACCAAGAAAAAGGGTTGTACCAATTTGCCTCTTTTCCGTCTCCTATACCAAGGGCGTCTTTCGTCCAATCAGTAGCTGCCCCGAGTGCATCGCCGATAGAGCTAACCGTATCTACGATCCATTGAAATTTGCTTGCCACCCAATCAAAAAAGCCCCCGAATAGCTTGCTCCAAAAATCTATCGAGGCGTTGAATATGGGCTTTAAAAAATCGGCTATAGGCATGAATATATCTTTGAAGAAATTTGCCACAGGGGTAAAGATAGAGACTATACTGTCGTATGCCCATCTAAATACCTCCATGATAGCGTCTATAAAGCCGCCCGCCATCTCGTATATCTTTTGCCAGATAGAGCTAAGAAAGCCGGCTATCCCTTGCCAAATACCGCTAAAAAAGTTTGCGACGCTTTGCCAAATTTCTTTAAAAAACTCCGCTACGCTACCCCATAGGTTGTTAAACCAGTCAGCTACGCTTTGACATACGTTTTTGATCCAAACTATCGCGTTATCCCAAGCCGTCTTTACCTTTTCCCAAAAATTTAGGAAGAATTCTTTGACCTCGTCCCAGTGTTCTACGATATAGGCTCCCGCTGCCCCTATGGCTACGACGAGGGCTCCGATACCTGTAGATATAAGAGCTAGGCGCATAATCTTTGCACCGATGGCCGCAGCCGTGAAGCCCGCGCGTAAAATAACTAGACCTCTGCCGAAAGCCAAAGAAAGCGCGGTAGATATCCTTACTACCGTATTCCATGCTGCGGCTAGTATCAGAGCGGCTCTGAGCCTAGCCCCTACGAGCCACGTGGCTGCCGCTTGTATCTTAAGAGCTGTGGCATGAGCCAGGGTTCTAGCTCTAGCTATCATCGTAACGGGGTTTAAAAACCTAAGCACCCTGACCAAGGTTATAAACGCATCCGTTGCGCTAAGGGCGGCTATCATTACTATCAAAAATACGGGCTTAAATAGCATAAGCCCCGCTACCGCGCTTATCATTACTGCCGTAAGCGTTGGAAATTTAGCGCTTAAGTCGCTTAAGAATTTAGCTAAAGAGCTCAACATCGACGCTAAAGAGTTGGTAAGCGGCAAAAAGGTTTCTCCTAAACTAGAGCCTAAATTTCTCCAGGCCTGCATAAGCCTTTGGATGCCCGACTTTGCAGTATTTAGTTTAACCTGTAATTCTTTTTGCATGCTTCCTGCGGCTTCGTCCGAAAAGGCCATTTTCATATTGGCTTTAAAAGCATCCATATTGGTGATGAGTCCTGCGATCTCGTCGCTAAAATTTCCTCCCATAAGATCATAAAGTAGTCCGGCTTGGAGTTCTTTGGGCGCAGCGGCAATACGATCTAAAAATAGCGTTACGGCCCCCGCTGCATCTTTGCCGATAGCCGTTTTTAAATGTTTAGCATCTAGGCCTATCGTAGCTAGCGCCTCGTGAAATTTCTTGCCTTGGTTGTCTATATTGGCTAGCCTGGTATAAAGGGAATTTAGCGAAGTGCCTACGACCGACGGGGCTTTGCCGGTACTTAGCATGCTTGCCGCGATCGCACTGGCGGCTTTTTCGTTTAATCCGAGCAAATTTGCATTTCCAGCCGTTAAAGAGGTGGCCGTAAGTATGTCGGCTGCTCCTGCGTTAGTGACTTTATTGTCAAGCAAATTCACTACGTCGAAAAACTCTTTGAGCTCATCGACCTTATCTAGCTTAAAGCCCACTTTCATATTATTAGCTGCAGTAGCCACTTGCTCGGCGCTCATTTCAAACGCCGTAGAACCCGTAGCCAACAGTCTCGTATACTTTACGAGATCTTCGCCGGCTAAATTTATCTTGCCTCCGCCGCTTGCGATATTTGCGATATTTTCAAAGCTTTCTCCAAGCTCACTTGAAAGCCCTCTCATCTCGTTTTTTAGCTTTAGTAAGTTTTCTTCGCTATCGTCTACGTATTTTTTGACGTTAGCAAAGGCCGCTTCGTCGTCTATGGCTAGTTTTATAGGCACTGCTATGACACTGGTTTTTAAAGCGTTTGGTATTTGGGCCAGCTCGCTCGTTAGATTCGACCTCATGCTCCTTAAATTTTCTTGTAAGTTATTTAATCTGGCGTTATCAAGAGAACCCAGAGCCTGCCTAGCCTCATTTATCGTCCTGGTCATATTCCTTAGACTATCTCTTAGTGTATTTATCTGGCTTAGGCCTCTAACGGCTAGGCCGATACCGATACCTACCGACGTCTCTTGCATTTGCGCTCCTTTTTGTGATACAATTCCTATAAAAAGGATTAAATATGAAAGTGTTTTTACTTATCGCCTTATTTGCGGCTTTGTTTTATATTTATCCCGGCCTTTTTGATAATGTCATAGCCGTACTATTTGGTCTTGGCTTGCTAGGCGGCTTTATAGGCATCGTCGGCTACGTTTTAAAAGAGGCTCAAAAAGCGGTTTCATAAAAGCAAACCGCTAAAATTTACTCTTTAATATCTCCTCTGCGATCCCTAAAAATTTTACGTATTCGTCTGTGCTAAACTCCATAATTTCATCAAACGAAAAATGAAGCGTATGACCTATTATCGCTACGCCCTCAAAGGTATGGCCTAGGACAAAAAACGCGCCACCGCGCTAAGAATAAGCGAACAGTCTTTAGCTTCTAGCTCCTCAAGCTCGGCTTCGCTCATACAAGTAAGGTTGCTAGCTAGCCTAAAAGTCAAATCGGCCTCGCTGCCTTTTGTGCCGCTCATAGCAAAGCGAAGATCTTTGCCCTTTGGATGCCTGATTTTAACTTCGTTACCGCCTGATAGCGTAACGACGGTGTATTTGATACCGTCTTGTTCGATGATTTCATTTTTCTTGCTCATTTTTATTCCTTTGACTTAAAATTTAAAGGCCTTTAAAGGCCGTTTAATCTATCGGCGCAGCTCTCGTCGCCGATAGAAAATATTTATTATTCGCCCAAATTTGAACGCACTTGCGCCAAATAATCCACCCCACCTATCAGGCATATCATGTTTTCTACGTCAAATAGCGCCACAGGGATTTTGCCTATATTTATATCTAAAAAATGTACGGCTAGTTTGACACTCACTTCCATCTCTTTTCCGCTTTCAAAGCTTCCCGGGTCTATCTCGGTAATATCGCCGGTTACGGCCATAGAAAAAGGCTCGGGAGCGCCTTTGCCCGCTTGAAATACGCTAGCTTTAAATAAAAAAGGAATTCTGTTATTCCAAGTATTTAGCCCGTATCCAAGATAGGTATTTTTATCGAGTACGCTTAGCTTAAACTCCATTTCTACGGGTTTTATCGTCCCGCTTGCGAAATTGCCGCCAAGCGCGCCTTTGACTTCGATCATCTCTTGTTCTATCTTTGGGATAGTTAGAGATTTAACGACGCCTAAATATCCTTGGCCGTTTATAAAAACATTGGCCTCCTGAACGACCTGAGGTATCTGTCTTTTTACCA